GCCATAGTCAGCGTTTCGGGTTCGACACCTTTTGCGGCGTATCGCATTTCTTGAAGCGTTTTTGTAGTCATACCGAGAACGCCTGCCGTCCGTTTAAGCTCGTTGCCAGTCGAGGCAATATCCGATACCATAGCGAAGGCCGCGCCCATTTTAGCCGCGACAAGGCCAGCTACGGAAACAATAGCGGTCATTCCCTGCTTAATATCTTTCAAGCCTTTGTCAAACTCTTTCAGCTTTTTAGAGTCAACATCAATGCCGAGTGTGACAAATAATTCTCTGATACTGCCTGTCATTATTCCGCGTTCTCCTGTTGGCGCTCAAAATCAATGCTGTCAGCCTCATATAACCTTGCGTTAATCTCTATCAAGTCGGGAAAACTCATTGCTTCGGCCTCGGTAAAAGTTATTGCTTTTCGAATGATGGGGTTCCAGAAGAATCCTTCGGGGTCATCATCGCTTTTACTTTCTCTTGAATGTTCGCTCCCTGAAAAACGCTCCGCAGCGGCTTGAAAGCGGGGATGTTGATTTCCAACTGCGGTAACAATTCCCCCAAATAAAACTTGCAAGCCTCAATGAATATCGGGGTCTCAACAGTAACGCCGTAGGTATCGCAAAGCCGGTCGTAGTTTTTGCCAAGTTCGCCGATACCTTCGACAATTATATATTCAAAAAACAAATCCCGCATCCACTCAACTTTGGGATCAACAAGATTTTCCGCTATAGCGCCAAAAACCGCAAGCTCTGACATACCCTCGGAAGACAGCGTTTTCATTGCGCTCCCGATAAATGCAAAGCAATTACGATATATCGCGCTCATTTTCTTATTGGGAATTTTGGCAAAGGTTACTTTCAGCATTTCGCCGTTGCCGAGTTGAATCATCTTTTCCATTTGCTCACCTCATTTTAGATATTTAAGACAGGGTGTTCCCCATAATAAGCTGTATCTGTACAAATCCGACTATTTCCCATGTCTTGTTTTCCGCGTCTTTGCCATAAGAGCTGCCGTCATGGTTGATCTTGCCTTTCATCTGCAAAAAGGAAAGGCCGTTGTCGTCTTTTGCAGTAAAAGCCACTGTATCACCGGAAATAAAAAAGCCGGTAAAATAGTCGTTTGCTTCGCCTGTTTGGTCAACATCAAAGCTGACTACTGTCTCAAGCCATCCCGGCTCTTCTATGAATATCTGGCCGCCCGTTGCATCGCTTTCCTGTTTCCAGCGTTTTTTTGGCGGCTTGATTGTGAATTTGTTCCAGCCAATAAGCTTTATAAGGCCGTTCAAAAGAACGGTATTTTTTAAAGCTGAATAAGTTCTCTGCTTTGCCATGATAGCCTCCGATTATGCTATTGTACCGCTAACGGTAATCTTGTTAATAATAAGCGGCATTTCACCATCTGCCGATACTGAGGACAGCCATCCAACAAGGCTTTCTGCTTTTGCCTTCCACTCGGTAGGTGTCGGCATTGTAACAACTGATGTTCCTTTCTCTATAAGGCCTTGATCGTTATCCTGATCGGTTTTTTCATAAGTCAACATAGTGTTTAAAAGTGTTGACTGAATTTTGTTAAAATCAGTTGTGTTGCCAGAAAGTCTTTTTACTATCAAAATCAGATTGACAAGGTCTTCAGAACACCGCTGCTCCATGAAATATTTAACCCAGCGTTTATAAGCAAACATGCCATCCATGCAGACAAGTCCTTCAGCGCCGTTGTTTGCCGAGGAAGTACCCATAATGCAAGTGGCATTGTAAACTGTTTCGCAGCGGTTCGCGAATATAGCGACAAGGTTTGCTATCTGTGCAGTTGTAAAAGTATCGCCTGTTATCAAGCTAAGCGGGTACATAGCAGGGTTTGTACTGCCAAAAAAATCAGGTATCACCGCGCCAAACTCTGCAGCGTCAAGAAACTGTGTTGCATATGTAGCCGAATGCCAAAAACAAATAGTGTTTTTAACTGCCAGCGTTTTAAGGTCAGCGATTATGTTCCCGCTGGTTGCCGAGGTGAGGCAGTTTGTATTTGAGCTTGTTACGATAAGAAAGCGCGGCTCTGATTCAAAAGTTGTGTGCAATGAATCGAGATCGGCTATCAAATCAAGCCTTGCAAGAATAAAAGCAAAAAAGAAAGCGGGATCAGCGGCTTTGATAGCGGCATAAGCCGTGGTATAAAGCTCTGGTGTATGTCCAACCTGAGTTTTAACTAGTGTTGCCGTTGTTACACCTGTAAGGCTTGTAACATTCGCGGTTACTGTCGGGAAATCTGTTCCGGCGTCACCTGTGAACTCTATTGTGAATCCTTCTTTTTTGCTTGCGTTTGCGCCGTTCAAAGTAACAGTAACAGTTGCAACACCCGCAATTCCGTCAATAGCGGTTTTAATTGTTGCGGCGTCTGCGTTCCAAGCGATTGTGCTTGATTCTGTGCCCGCAACACCTATTTTGAAAGTGCCGCCTGACGCGTCTGCATTCCAAGCTACTGTCCATTTGCAATTTTGTGTCGCCTGTTTAAATCCGATTTTCAAGATATTCGGTTTTGATGCCGTACCTTTTGAAGTCTGGCCAAAAAATGCCGCAGCCCATTTGTAAGTATCTGTTCCGGCAGCATAGTCAACTAAAACATCTTCAAGCGTGTTGTAAGAATTGACACGGTTTCCCGCGCCGGTACCGCCCGCAACATCTGAGCTTATCAGCATCGGAATACTGAAAGTGTCTGCTGAGCTAAAATAAGGCCGTCCGATGTTAAATGTCACACTAGCAATGTCTTGCGCTCTGGTTCCCATTTTGTTTATCTCCTGTTATATTGTTGGTTTACTCACATCAAAATCAACATCCATTATCGTTCCTGAAATTCTTGTTATTTCTGTCTGCGGTGTTTCTGAATCTGTCATTGTATATCCAAAAGTAAAATCACACTGCCCTCTGAATTCATACTCGGTGTCAAGCAACATCGTTAAATCTATTATCTTGCCAGCATTAGAATATTCAAGGCCAGCATCGTTTAACTGTCTCAATATTTCGTCATCTTGAAAGCTCTTTTTAAGCTTGCCAAGTTTACGGAAATAATCTCCGGCAAGCCCCGCTTGTGTTTCAGTGCAAGTGCCTGTAACCGGCAAATTTGCGGCGTGTTGAACATAAGTAACCGTTGCATTTCTTCGTGGTGTTCCGGCTGACATATCAGGCACGAATAGCGAAAAGTCAACACCAGCATCACCGGTAAATTCTACCGTATAACCTCTCGCGTCTCCCGCATTGACTCCATTAAGAGTAACGGTAACGGTTGACACCGCCGAAAGGCTTCCTATTCTTGCCTCAATAACAGCCGCACTGCCGCTATTGGAGAAAGTCGGGGTTGACTCACCATCCAAAACAAGGCTTAAAACTCCGCCAGTAACATTGCCGTCGTATGTAATTTCCTGTATGCAATTCTGAGTATCAGAGCCGAGCAGGTGCGTGCAGTCAATAGTAAAATTTGCAAAGGAATCTTCGGCATGAGTGCCAATAAATTCTATTGTAAAGCCCGCTGTTGTAAATGTTACCACTGTTTCATAAGCATCAGGGAGAGCCGCCAAAGCCGCTTGTATTGCTGTTTCGTCTGCATCCCATGCGATATGACCGGTTGTATCGCCGTCAATTGTCAGTGTAAAATATCCGCTTATAGCCGGTTCTGAAAATGTAATCTGTTTTATGCAATTCTGTCCTTTGTCAAAAATATTAACAGAAACTGTCATTTCTTCACGGCTTATTATAGTGGTAAGCCCCGTTATATCGTCCGTTTCTTTTTCTTGCTGTAGCTCTTCTGACTTGCCAGCCGTTATAATATTCAGAGTTGCATACGGCAAAGGCGGCCTGTCAATACCTTGCTTATCCCAAATAACAGGGAAAGAGGATCCCAAAACTGTCCGCACCCACGCGACAAGCGCGTTTTCAAGTTTTCTGTCAATTCTTGCCATTATGTATTTCCTTGCCCGGGTTCGCGTGTTGCAATTGCTTCATATCGCCCGACCGACACATGTCCGCCAAAACCATCAAGATGATTTATCTTAAAAGTCTTGTTTGCAAAGCTTGATGTGCTGCCGTCAAGATTTGCTATTGCGCTGATTATGTCGTTTGGTATGATCTCACTGGTTGACATTATCAATATTGTTTCGTGTGTTCGCAGTCCTTCGGGCAGTCTATCAATATCTTTTCCGCTTGCCGGTTGCACATTGCCAGTAGCGGGAGTCGTTACCGTGGAAGGCTTTGTCATCCTACCGCTTGCCGCGCTAAAAGCAGAAGCGCCGCCGGGGCGCGTTATATCAAAGCTCTGTGATTCGAATACGCTCATATCGTTGCATATACCCTAAGTTTAGCGCCGTCTGTTCCTGATTTTACCTGTCTTACCGCAAAGCAAGGCGTTACCGAGCTTGAATCTGTGGTGTTTGTAATAACACCGGCTGTGCCGTGGTCATCGTGAGGCCAGTCAACACCAACGGCAGTTCCGGCCAATACTCCGGCTTTGTCGTTGCTCATCTGCACTTTTGATGCTATACCCGCGCCGGTTGCGTCAAGCTCTACTGTCACGGCTTTTGCTCCGGCGGGAATTATTACCCAGTCACCGGCTGCATCTTCATAAAAATACGAATTACCTTCTCCGCCGAGTCCGGTACGAACCCCAAAATAAGCTGACATGTACTTATAAGCCATTTCTTTCCCCTATTGAGTTATTCTATAAACTATTGCGTTACGCATAGCGCCGGTACTCATTAACGGCTGATCTTTTATTCCTGACCGTTTTGATTTCAACGCTATTGTTATTAAGCTGTTTGGTTTTGCCCAACTCTTTGAATCACTTATTTTTAATTTAATTTTGTCAACAAGATACTGAGCCGCAACTTTTAAGCACTTATCAAGCACATTGCCTTTTACAAGCTCCGACAGCGGCAGTTTTTGAAAGTATGCCTTCATAACCTTAATAGCGTTTTTTTGTTCTTCTGCAAAAGTTGATCGCAAAAAAGAGCGCTCTGGGATATGTATCGGCTTTGTCGGGGTTTTAGAATAGTTTGAAATACCTATTTTATTAATAGTGTTTCTCAACCACATACGAGCCGCCATGCTTGTTATCGTGGCACCAAACTCGTTATATGTTGCATATTCGGCTATTGCCTTTCCTTCACTGTTATTTTTACCGGCAAAGATACCTACTTCAGCGCGGCGGCCTTTAGCCTGTGAAAATTCTTTCACAAAAGCGGCGTAACCGTGATCTCTGTCAATAACTTTTGAGGTCATTATACCACCATTGCGCAAACTGAATTGCCGTTTGATACCGCCAAAGTCATAAGCATCATCCCGTATTTAGTGAGGTCGTATCTCTTTGCGTCTTTTATTATTGAAGCAAAAAGAGTGCTGCCGACACTTACTCTGCCCGCGCTTTCGCTAGTAGTTGCACCGCCGGAGGGGCTTATAACCCCTCCACCAGTGTTCCTTGCGAGCGTCATGAGGTGAGCGGCAAGGTAATTTGTAGCAAGACTGTAATTTATGCCGAAAGTCGTAGGGTCAAGCATCGCGTTAGCCTGTTCTAAAAAATAAGTAAAAGCCCCCGCAGACATTCCCGATAATTCGGGCGCTATCAACAAAACCTCGGCTTGTGTTGCCATGTTTACGCACCTTTTAAAAATTTAAGTTTCTTTTCAGCAGCGTTCTTTATTTTAGCATTGTCAGATTTTAAATACTGTTCGAGGTCCTCTGCCTTAGTAGCTCTCGCAATTAAGGGGTAAGCGTCACGGTCAGATATTTTAGCTGTTGGAGGGAGTGCGGCTTTCTCTGCCGTGACGCTTTGGGGGTCAGATGAATCAGGAGTATTTTTCTCAATATCGGTAGCAATTATTTCTTCGTGCTGAAGCCCGCGTATAATAACGCCGGAGTGTGCTTTTTTCACATGTAACAGGGTTTCTTCGTCTTTTAACAGGGTTTCGGCTTCGTGTCCGCTTATTATGTGCATCCCTACACCTGCGGGAATCTCAATAGAGGCGGGTTTGAATTCCCCGCCTCCCTGTAATCCTTTCGGTGTGTAAAACCGTGTTCCTGATAATTTCGGAATTTCTATCGTTATCATTAAGCTCACCTCAATTAATTCTTAAACATTGTACATGATGCCAGCAACCATCGCATTTCTGTAAACGGTTCCAACTACTTCGCATTCTGCCGGAACTTCCATGTTGAGGTTGGAATACTGATCAGGATAGTAAGTTATCGGCATTGCGACAAGGTACTCAAGAAGCGCCGGATTCTTCTCATAGAGACACATAACATTGAGTGTTGCATCTGCATAATAGCCAAGAGCGCACTCATTTCTAAATCCTATGGTTATCTGATCGCTCTGTGTATCGGCATTAAGCCCGATAGCGGTAGCGAGTGAGCGCTGTATCATCTGGCCAAGCGTTACATTGCTTGCGTTTGTTGAATCATAAGGAGCAGCGCAAATATCGGCATAAGCGATAGGAAGAAGAAGTCTGTTTGGTCTGATAGCGCCTTTGTTTGCGGTTCTCATTGTCGCGGAAAGAGTAAGAACATCAGCGATCCTTTCAGCCATTGTCTTGCCAGTCCAAAGCCTTGAGTTTCCAGAGGTAGCAGATGCGGCGGCCTGTGTGTAGGAAAGCGAGCGGTTGTTAAGAAGTCCGGTTTCTTTCAGCTCTGTGCAGCCAATGTACGCATAACTGTTAAGAGTTTCATAGAATCCACGGTCGCAAGCGTCCTGTTTCTCGACTCTGATAGGAACATTTGCCATAAGCATTGATCTGATTTCCTGACGAGTAAGAGCAAAGCCAAGGCCAATATTTTTATTTCTGAAAACGAATTCTTCGCCGATCATCTCAACCATGTTCACATTACCATTAGGGCCAATAAGATTGGCTTTGCCGGTTCTTGTCAACATTTTGAAAGCGTAAGTTTCGGCGCCGGGCTGTACTTTGCCTTCATTATAGTCTATGTCTTCTTTGAAATAAAGCGCTCTCTGCATAGCTCTGTAAACCTGCGGGTCACGGCTTCTAAGCTGTAACTGAAGGGCTACTGAAGCGCTATTTGCGTCAACAAGTGCATCGTGCTTGAGGGCTGTCATTATGCCATCTTCAAAGTCAATGACATAATTGCCGAGTCCGTCTTTTATAACGGGCAGCATTGTTCCGGCGTCAAATCTGATCTGATGCGGTCTGAAATTATTTTTGATATAGCCGCGTTCTTTTGCAAGAATCGGAGCTAAATCAGCATCGCATATCATCCGGCTTTTTTCGGTTACTATTAAACTCATTTTTTTTCCTCCCTTAGTTAGGCAAGTTCAAAGCGACAAGGGCGAGGCCGGTTGTCGAATCGTACTCAAGAACGCTTGCGTTTGTAATTCCTACAGCAGTGCTTGTATCAGCGTCTTTTCTGATAACGCCGCGCTGTGTAGTTCCACCAGTGCCGCCCGCTGTAGTTGCATAGCGAACAAATATCTGGTCACCGTTTACCATAGCCTGTTCACACTTCACCCAGCGGCCTGGTGTATGAGTGACTATAGCCATTTCGCTGTTAAGCGCGTAGCCTTCGTCTGTCTGCTCTCTGCCCTGAGCGAAAGCGGTGATACCGATAAGCTTTCTGGTTGTTACTTCTGCCGTAAGGTCAGGAAGTTTTGCTGAATTCTCATCGTTTGCATCTGTAACAACGAATACGCCGTAAGGAATATTCACTGCGTTAGCATTGACAAGTGTAAGGCTAGCGACATTGGCGCCCGCTGTAATTGTGAAAGCTGTTCCAACGATTATTGACTTGATTGTCAATACTGTAGCTGTAGCCGTGCAAAGAACATAAGTCCCCTGACCTGCGTTAATTGCAGTTACAAGAGCGGCCAGCATGTTGGCGATTGTCATTGTTCCTGAACCGCTGTTTGCCGAATAAGCAACGCCGTTCACTGTTACTGTTGAAATCGTGTCGGCAGCGGTAAGCCCGAAGGTGTAAACCTCCATGCTGCAAACTGCTTTAGAGCGAATGTACTCGTCACCGATACGGCCTTTCATGCCTGCGGTAGCGACAGCCATTGCGCTGGGTACTGTTGACTGTAAACTCATTGTTTTCTCCTTTTGTTTTGTTATTCTACATCTTCAAATAGACTTGCATTCTTTTCTATAGCCTGATCTTGTTTCCCGCCGTCAAGCTGTATTTTGTTGTTTTCAACAGCTTTTTTAGCAAGCGTCAAAGCGGCATCCCAAAGAGCGCCGCGATAAATCGGATCGCCTTTGACAAACTTTTCTTTTGCATCGGGCAGCACTGCCCCGACAACTGCGTTTTTCATTTCGTCAAGCTTAGCTTTTGAATCAAGCTTCATCCCGTCACAAAGCGCCTTTACTTCGGCTATCTCTGCGGCTTTTAACTCTACTTCATCGGCGTCAAGTTTCGCGGCATTCTCAGTCTCAAGCTTTTTGATCTGAGCTGTAGCGGCGTCAAGTTTCGCCTGTGTTTCGGTGTTTGTCTTGATAAGCTCTTTGACAGCCGCAACGCTCTCATCAGCTACATCAAGAATAACATCGTTAAAATTTACTTTAACCATTTGTTTCTCCTGTTTTTTGGTTATATCATCCATCGCATCTATAAGCATTCTGACATCTTTTCCCGCGCGGCCTCTTGGCACTATAGCAACATGATTGTTTATCACGGGGCTTGCAGTATGGCTGTCGTATTTTTCGCCTTCTGGTGTCATCCCGGCGGTCAGATTTATATTGCTGTTCCACCCGCAAGACATTTCAAGCGGCATATTTGCAGAAATCTTGTCTTCAATATCTTTTATTGCGGCAGCATCCTTTATAATTATATCGGCTTTGATTTTATTTCCGTCTCTTTTGGGTTCTAAAACCTGCCCTATCTCAAATCTTTTCCAGTTCTCAGGGTTTATTGTAACGCTGTCGCCGGTTTCGTCTGTAGGATGAAGCATTGTTATAGACTTGCCGCGCAAAGAGCCGATAGATTCATCATTGAACACATCTTCAGGCCGTCTGTAAAGCTTGCCGCCCTGCTCCGGTAAATACTCCTGTATGCCGTCTCTTGCAAGATAAGCCGGCACAATCATATAACCTTCAGGCGTGTACTTAATATTTTTGGAGTCAATTTTGAAATCGTCAGAGAATCTTTTGAATACCATAAAAACCTCTCAAAAACTCTTGACAAATAACCTCGTTCTGTTATCATAATACAGTGCAAATAAATGCAATGCAAGGAGGTGCAAGTTTATGCGGTCAGAAAGTAATCAGCAAAAACAAGATGTTGGGGGGCGGCCTGCGGTTAGACTTGATACCGTCAAAACCACTGTTCGCATGGAATCTACTCTTTATGATGCGCTTTGCATTATCTCGTATCAGGAAACAAAGTTGGCATTATCGGAAAAAAGAAACATGGTATCTGTAAATGAAATTATGTGTGAAGGTCTGCGGCTTATTGTGGAAAAGAAATCAGAAAAGTAAATCTTCAAATACTGCTAGCATTACGCACCGGCATTGATAATTTTCGCCGGGCAAGCATCCGTCCTCATCGCCTTCATCCATGTTAAAAGTTTTGCCGTTTAACTCGGCGTGTATTTCGCGGACAGCGGCGTCATCGGCGGTCTGCCAAATATACCGCTCTACACCTATATCCTTAAATCGTTCCTGAGTCAATTCAGAAAAGAACTTTCCTGTTTGATCTCTTGCGATAAGCTCTGCTTTTGATTCTGTCATACCTTCAAAGCGTTCAAGCTTATCAGCCAAAGCACCGGGAGCGATACCTTCACTGACATTCTCAAAAACTATCTGTGACGCCCTTTCTTTCGCGTCTCCCGCAACACTTTTTATAAGATCGGTGTTGTCTTTAATCCATCCCGCAAATTTCGCTTCAAGCCAAGCCTCCGGCCTTGTGGACATTGTAACACCTATTCCGGTTTTTATCTGCTCGTTTACCTGTGCCTTGTTGCTTTCTGCTATTCTGACGCCGTTGGAAGTAACTACTCGCAAAGCCGCTTTTTCATCCGGTACAGCCTCATTTAAGCGCGTTTGCAACTTTTTGTAAATAGCTTTTCTCTGATTATCTCCCTCGGCATCTGTTAACCCCTGCTCCTTTCGCAGTGCCGCGCAAAATTCAGCTATGGCGGCCTTGACATTGGATAATAATGCGGCGATCTCAGAAGCGTAAGAACTGCTGATATTCATCGGAAAACGCAAACGAGAAGGCTTCTTTGCTTTCTTCTGTGTAATATAGTAATCACCGCCTCTAGCTTTTATCAGTTTGCCTTGTGGTATAGCCTGTTGTCTGGTTTGCCGTGTCGGGCGTGTCGGGCGCGTGGGTCTCATTTATTTAATCACCGGCTCTACAACTGGCTTGACAGCGGGAGGCGTGGTTTTTTCCACTACTGGCAGCGGCGGCACCGTCTTTTTCGGGTCAACATTTATCAGCCAGTTTTCTGATTTACTGCTGAGAACTGTCCGAGCTTCTTCTTCAGTCAAAAGGTTAATTTCGTAAAGTGACCGCACTGAATTTGATGCGATGGCCTGAATCTCTACCTGTTCTTTAAATGTCGGGCTTTCAAGCGGGTTCCACTTCCACTGCATTGTTGAAGGCCGGGGCTTTCCTGTGGTTACCTGATATGCTATGTCAAGGAAAACATCTATGTGTGGCATCAATACATCTTGGCAGCGTTTTACGCGGTCATCGTAATCAGCGCCGCTCTCATCGGCTCCCGCGAGAGTGCCAAGCTGCTGACCAAATAGTTTTGTTTTAGGCAGGCAGAAGGCGCCGGAAACAAGGTCTATCGCAAAGGTTAAAAAATCTTTCATTCCGCTGACATTGTGGCTTATTTTTGTGAACTCTTCGCCGTCACCTACCAACGCAAGGGCGTCATTTGAAAGGCTTTCATTAAACAGCGTCATCCGTGTTGTGAGATTAGCGCGGCCTTCTGCTGAGATCAGCTTTTCTATGAAGCCCTGAAGCTTAAATATTTTTGTTGTAAAATCAAGGAATATATCCTCTACACCGGCAGTAGTAATGCCAAAAGTTTTAAGCGCTTCCATTGCCGAATAAACAGAGGAATCACCAAAGCCCCAGCGTTCCATCCTGTGCAGTTTGTCAACAACCGTCCCCGAAAACAACATAAATCTTGAGGCGTGGTAAAGCTGCCCTGAATTTGCCATTGCTTTGAGTTCTTTGTTGACTTCCACGCTGTCTGTTAGCCTGTAGTTCTCTGCTTTGCCGTAATATGGATTCATTGGGTTTGTGCTGTACGGTGACTGCCCCATGATCCACGGCATTGAGATAACTGAAAGAGCTTCAAGGCTCGTCACTTTTTTGGTATCAAGCGGGATCGGTTTGCCTTTCTTGTCTATCGCGGCGCCGTCAAGAACACCAAGAAATATACCCGAACCGCCTTGCAAAGCGCACTGGAAGTAAGCGTCAATGAGTTTTTGCTTGAAATCAAACTTTGTCATCATGTCCTTGACTTCTTTAAGTTTCGTTTCTCCCGCGGCTTCGCTATCAGTCATGTCAATCCAGTTCTTAACCGCATCTTCAACAACTACTTTACAGGCGCGTTGCACTATCCATGACCGGCGGCCTATCGTCCTGAGCTGAGTCCATGTTGGATGTGGAATAAACTCTTCATCTTCGTATAAATCGGCTTTCCTACGTGCGCGGCGTGTATTGCGGTAAGCGTCTGCAAACTCCTGAAAGGTCTTTGCAAGTGCTTTTGCGCTGCGTTTGCTCGTTAATTCTGCCGTGTCCGTTTTAACTGCTTTTTTAGTTGTCATTGCCTCTATCTCCGTTATTTGAATAAGCTTTACTAAGTCCATCATACGGCGAAGTATTTACTTTTGCAAGTAAAAATATCATCCTCATCATTATTGCATCTGTAATATCGGGAGAATGCCCTATCTTTTGTTTTATATCTTCTTTCGGCAGCGTGTGAAGTGTCCTTTCGTCATCTACCCTGTCTCGCTGTATCATTGTCAGCTCTATTTGAAGGCGTTCTCTAAGCTCCATTGTCAAAATCACACTTTTTGATATTCGCAATAAACCGGAATTGATAAGCTCGGCAAGTTTAAAAAGGCACTGCGTTTTAAGGTTTGCAAAAGCTTGCGTCATTGGCAAGTTTTCTTTTTTTAAGGTCTCAAGGGCTTGCTTATCGCTGTCGGGAATCATGGGTTTACCGCCGTTATTAAACGGGATAGCATCTTTTAAGAATCCTCTGAGGTAGTTTCCGAGGCCGTCACTGTCATAAACGATATTGGCCGGTTGCACTTGGTATATATCGGCCATTTCTTCTATTTTGTTTAAAACATCGGCACTATCCATTTTTTCAAATACCAAAATATCTATTATCGCGTACATTTCCCAGATAATTATGACAAATTTATCCGAGCCGTGAAACGCAATATCTGCACTCAGGTATCTTATGCCATCCCAAATTTCTGTTGATCCTTGCAAGAAATGTAAAAGCATCGCGGGGCGTATCAAAGCAAGCGGGTTGCTGTCGTAATCCCAGTTCCCGTAAAGAAGCCTTTGTTTTCTTACTTCGTCCGTAGTGCTTTCCAAAGCTTCAATATATCCTTTTGAAATAAACGGGTTGTCGGTTACAAGGCTTGACAAGTATTTGCGGTGTGCAGGTAACGCCTTTGACATTGCGGGTTTGTAAAACTCAGTGTAAAGCCAATTCTGCTTAGGGTTTGCAGTTAACCCTGTCTTGCGGATAAGCCCGTACTGGTCGTTTAAATGCCGCCCTACCCTGCCTTTTAGCGTGTCAAAAGCACCAAAATTGACTTCTCCGGCTTCTTCTAACCAACCCATTGTGTATTCAGTCGAGCCGTATCTTTCATATAGCGGATCACTCGGCATATATTGTAAATCAAGCAAGTCTATCCGGCTGCCGTTTGTAAATTCAATAAAGTGGTCTTGCCCGTTATACTTCCAGTGCTTATCTTTTTTGGCACCGTACTCTTTTGATACTTTGAAAAATGTGATAAGCGTGGATCCTCGGAGTCGTTTAAGCTCTTCTCTGCCGATAAAGCACTTAATCCCCGGATAAAGCAAACATGAAAATAACAGCCAAGTGCAGAAAGTCCAACTTTTTGAGCCGCCCGCCGCGCCACCAAATAAAAACTCAGTTGTCATGGTATCTGTGAGAATTTCTAAAGCTTGCCGCTGTTTCTCATGAGTTTCACCCGTGTCAAATCTTTTAACGATAAAATTAAAATCGCGGGCTTTGAATCTGCCGCAGTAAACATCTAACGGCGTTACCTCAGGTTTTGCTTTCATTCTTTTTCAGAATGGCAATAAGGGCGTCAGAATCTTCCACTGACAGTTTTGAAAAGTCTATTGCATCAGTCTCTATCTTGCCGCTGTGTTCTATGTCTTGCTTATCGCGCCATTTTTCGGGATGTTTGTTTTTAAGCAAAAATATTGCACTTGTAGGGTCTGGAGGATAGTGTTCTATATATTCAACCGTGTCGGTGTGTATGCCTTCGTGCGAAAGTATCTTAACAGCCTTGTGTTTATACCCTGCAGCACGCTCATAAAGGCTTGCAATTACAGTAGCATCGGCCTGTTCAGAACCTCGCGCGTATGCTTCAAAAAAATCTTTATCATCTTTCTTATTTCTGTTAAAAGTTTCAACTGTTATACCGATAATGTTTGCAATCTTTTCATCAGATAAACCCAATAATTTCAGCTTGTAAACCAATTCGTAATAATCAGGAGAAAGAGTTATTTTAGGACGCCCGTTTGTTTGACAGCCCCTTGCGCCTTTATTCCCTTTTGCGTTCTTGCTCCCTTTCGGCGCTCCCATTTGCTAACCTCCGACAATAACAATTCAATTTTAGCGCGGTGATTTTGAAAGTCAAGAATTGTTTTTTAACCCTGAAAAGCCTTTAAGAGTTAATACTACTATACAGGTACTTATTACACCCCCTCTTTGTCCCCCTTACACGCGCGAGGATTCATCGAGTTTATATTATATAGCATAATTCTTTAACTCCTAAGAAGAAGGGGGAAGGTTAAAGGTATATTCCCAATATTGTGGTATTATATTAATATCAATATAATCTATACATGGTACTTTTACCGTATGCGGTAAAGTGGTCTTACGGTTACCCCCCTGTGTTCTACTTGTGTACAGAGTTTTAACTACTGACAAGGCCTTTCTTATACTCATTGTAACCGCACGCCGTTTTTGGTCTTACGGTTACCCCTCTGTGTTTTCCTGCTTATCATGCTCTTTTATTCCTTGCATAGCGTCTTGTAAATGTAGCCTTCATCCGATAACCCTCCAAATATAAGATCATTCGGAATTTGAGTAAACAACCGGGCCATTGCTTAACCCCCTACCGTGCCGCCGCCGCCTGTTGAATCCTTGCGGTCTCTTGGCTTGTGTTTTCGCACTGACTACCATTAATAAAATTTTCAAGTGATTCTCTTGTGTAAAAACATTTACCAGTAACAGAATTTCTATCATAGCGGATATATACCGGCCCGCCACCATAGCACCGCCACAGCCTAAGCCTTTGCTCACTCAGGCCAAGAATTTTGGCCGCCGTTTTTGTGTCATAGACTTGCAAATCAATTCTGTTTTCATTCCTGATCTTTTGTCTTTCTTCGCGCTTTGTTTTAAGCCTTGCCTTGCGCTCTTCGTTGCTCTCTGCCTTGTTTCCTGTCTTGTTTTTCATTTTGTAACCTCGTTTAAAAATAAATTCGTTTTCTCCTTATCCAAGCCGCTCTCATCATAACACCTCCATTTCTATCTCATTAAAACCCTTCTGCCATATTCAGCGATAAGCAAAGCTTCGGCCCGTCCGTCTTTCATGCCGCCCCCTTTGCCATATAGTTCGGCATTTGGAAAAATCTTCTTTGCCAGTGCCATGCTTGCCTTTTTCCTGTCTTTTTGCGCTGTACCCTTCGGCTGTATCAAACCAAGCGTCCTTTTCCAATCCTGTGAAGTTATCTCTCTATAACTTACACCTGATATAAATAAAGCATCTATGATGGATTGATAATTACGCCCCATTGTAAAAGCATTCGCCCTGCTTGTCATTTCACCCTGTACCCCCTGCTTCTCAATAAAAACCGTGATAGGCTCTGCTGAGGTCTGTTTCAATGCCTTGAATTTAAAAACTAAATCGCCAAAAATCTCTTTCGGCATATCGCAGACATCTACAAACTCGCCGTATAAAATCGCTATACCACCCGAAGCGCCAGGGTCTATTCCTACAATTC